GAGAAAATCTCACAAAAGTTTGATGTTGGATCTCTGATGCTTGGCCAAGAACCATCGGCCAAAACGATGAAGCAGCTGTTCAAAGCATTCCTCAGGTGCGTGCGTTGTGGTTTGGATACTGATTTACAATCATATCAATACCCGATTTGCATGCGTCATGATGTTACGTCACTGTACTCAGAAGTTATGGTGACGTTCACAGCAGAGAAGACTTACTACCGTGCGAACGTGCGCGATAACCAAGACTACCTGGACAAGTTTTACGACGGAGTGGTGAAGGGCGGTATCATAACCATCTACATCAGTGCTGGAGACGCAGCACACTATCGTCGCTTGAATGGACCACTGCTCCAATACATGATCATCACGCCACGAACACTCGCACGAAGACCGCTCAATTACGGCAACGTGAAGTACATCAGAAAGTTGCAGGCGGTCGCTCGATCGTACGCTCGGCAGATGCCGGGCATGACCGAAGAGGAGTGTATCCAGTTGAACAAAGGTGTCACTTTCGCCACCCACCGTGTCGGGTACCATAACAACGCGATCATTAGAACGCAGCGATTTGATAAGTCCGAGCAGAATGGCGAGGCGCACATTGAGCAACACGGTGAAGCCCATGGGGTTTTCGATTCTGTAGCTCAATGTGTGGGTGATCCCGGTGTTCAGCGATGGCTAATGCTGGGTGCCTGCACAACTGTTGCAGCGGCCCTGGTGGTGCCCCGTATGGTTGAAGCGTACAGACTTGTTGGCAGAGCCGTGAATCACCTCGAAGGAGTCAATTCCATTGCTTGTGTTTTGCAGACGGCCGGCGAGAGCTTCCAGAGCATCGCGACGACTTTGTTCAAAAAGCTGAAGGAAGCGATAGCGGCGGCATCGAACAACAAGACCAACCTGTTGCAAGTTGTGACGGCGTTTGGTTTGCTTGCAGCGAGCATGATGCCCATGCCGGGCGCAAAGGAGCTCAAATTGGCGTTTTGCATACTGGCGGCTGCGATTATTTTGGCATTCCCTACCGAATACACAATAATCCTGGCCGGCTGTGGAATCTTCGCACATTTGGCTGTTAAGACGATTCGAGGCATCTACGACATGATTGTCGGAAAGCAGAGCAACGACGGAGTTGCCCATGCTAGCTTCGAGGATCTCGTCAAGGACGACACAACCGGCGACGATGCAGAGCCCAGAACATTTGAGACTGTGCTGACTGTCATGACCCCCGTGCTGATCGCGGTGGTCTGTTGGTCGCTCGGCGTGGCTAAACCCGCGTCGAGTGTTGATTTCGTCAAGAAAGCGACTGCCCTTGGCCTGTTGGCCAGATCGAGCAAGTGCATTGTCGACGTTACTATGCCAGCTTTGAAACTGGCACGAGAAATGATACTGAGCATGTGGATACATGGAAACCCCATGATCTCGACCACTGACCCAGATTGTATCGTCAGCAACTTCCAGAAGAAGGTCGTCGACGTGTACAAGCGAGCCAATGCCAGTAGCCTGGTTGACAAAGCAGACCTGATGCGCCTGTGTGATCCTTTGAAAAGGAAGGAGATGATCAGTGCGTATCGGGAGGCGCGCAAATTAGCGGACTCTATCAAGGAACGAGGTTTTGACTACAAAGTCCTTTCAAAATTCAGAGTCTTTCTGAAGGATGTCGAAGACCTCGAGCCCGCGTTTGTGGCGGCCAGTATTGTGGACAACACCGCTGGATCGGCTGTGACACCATTCGTGTTCTACATGCATGGATTACCCGGAATCGGAAAGTCGACGATGATACCCGCGCTAACGAAGCACATGTTTGGAGAAGACGCTGAGTACTACCCGCGCCGTATCAACATGAAGCATTGGGACCGATATCACAATCAGCCCGTTGTGTTGCTGGACGACTTCGGATCGACCGCACCGCCGTCAGGCATGGTGGACGAGTCACAGATCATTCTGGACTACTGCACGAACACTCGAGTGCCTATTGAAATGGCATCGCTGGATCCTGATGACCCGAACGGTTGCAAAGGTGCAACGTTCTCATCGCTGGCCATTATGGCAACCTCTAACCAGAGGCGACCGTATAAAAGCCAGGTTATCAGAGACGCCACTGCGTACTATCGTCGCTTCAACTACCTGGTTGAAGTTAGGCGAAAGGACGGAAAGACGATTCCCTTGACAAAGGCAGGCGACGACGCGTGGACCACGGACAGATCGGTGTTCGACGAGTGGGACGACAAGCTGGAGGCGAAGCGTTACACGTTGTTCAGTGGTGGTGTGCTGCAAGCAGATGCAGCGCCGTTGCCAGAGGCAACGACGTTTGCGCAACCGTGGATGTCTATTCGAGCTATGTTCGAAGACGTCCGCAAGGAGTTCATTGATACGTTGGCAAAAGAGGTGTCCGTTATATCGAACATGAAGATCGACACTAGAGGCCACATCAGACCGCGTGCCACGAATGACATCAGTGGCTTGCGATCGTCGTTAACTGCGTTGGGGCTCCCACCAACTGTGATCGCTAGATCAACAATCGTGGAGGAAGTTGCCGACGCTATCGAAGGAGAGCCTGCAACTATTCAAAGTGGCTCTGCACATACAGATGTAGGGTTGCACTTCGACGGATTGCGATATGACATCTCCGAAAGACGCGGCACCTGGTCGTGGGCTGACGAGATTGTCCGAGAGCTCGCGACGGCGAGTGGCGACCATGCGTTGACGATGGAGCAAGTTGATCGAATCGCTGTTGCCACAGAGTTGTATAGAGGTGACTTGAAGGCACAAGGAATCATCTGTCGCCGTGGGTATTGCTGGTGTTCGGCACTGGCAGGCGGACACGTTCGCGACGTTATGCGCTGTGAACCGGCCTACATGGGCAGATATCAGAGGCTTAGAGCAAGAGCCAAGTACTACTACCATCGAGGAGCACCCGCAGTTGATGCGGAAGACACCATAGACGTGAAGGAATTGTTGACGCAGTTCACTCCAAAGCACCCTGCTGTTGCAGCGTTGATCGTGGGTGGAGTTGCATTGGCGGCTGTCGCGTTGGCGTTGGGCATCAAGCTCATTAGATCGTTCTCTCCGACAGGAAAGGCACATTCAGATGATGAAGTGTCGTACGACCAAGTGGCTGCGAATCACAACTCCCGCAAGCGCAGACAGAACACGCGTGCGGACAAGCGAGCGTGGGGCGAAGCCGTGAACCCGGACTCTGGCAGATGTCATTCAGATGACACCGACGAGCCTGGGTCTTCGAGTCAACTTCACGTTGAGCCCATCGCGGTCGACGATCCTCTCGACGAGCACGTCCGTAAGGCGTTGGTCGAGATTTCGGTTCGTGAGTGTAACCTGAGTGGTGAGTTCACGTCGAATAGGCGCACCCGTGGAACCGGATTCATTATCCGGGGCAGAACGGTGCTCACCAACTCGCACACGTTGAAGGAGAACGACGAAGGCTTGTATCGCCTATCGGTGAAAGTCTTCGAACCGTTTAGAAGAGATGGAGAATGTGAGACGTTGGACTTCACGATTGGAGAAAGCGACGTGTATCGTTCGGACACTCATGATGTGTGCCTGTTCAACCTGCCTATGAGTGTGTACCAGAAGAAAGACCTGGTTGGATTCCTAACGTCCCAAGCTGGAGCGGAGCTCAAAGCGGGCAGTGCAGCCGAAGTTCACAGGTTCGACGGCCTCGTCACGCGTGGGTCCTATGGGATCAATGAGTTTGACAAGACTAACCTGCATTACGACGGTGGAGTTGTTGTCTTGTATAGATCAAACTCCCTGGCAGGCTACGGCTTCGAACTGGGTGAAGGCATGTGCGGATCCCCTTTGCTTTACGGCAAGGGTCCGCAGCGACGCATTCTCGGCATCTACGCAGGTGCCGTAAAGGACGTTTCGTATTTCGTCCATGTGTCTATGCATGCCATTACCGATGCCCTGTTGGCGATGGCTCCCAGTGTTGCTATGGATTGCAACCCCGAGGATGCATACGACTTTAATATCCCACAGGCAGACTTCCCTCAAGGCGACTTCATGGAGCTGGGTTGCATGCCTAAGGCGGAGTTTGGCAAGGACACCAAGATCACACCATCTGTCATGCGTGACACGGTTTTGCCGGGTACAACGCGATTGCCGGCCATAGTGTCGAACAAGGACAAACGATGGACCGAGTACGCGAAAAAGCATGCTCTGTCGGTGCATTCCCTGCCCGTGAGGCTGAGTGTTGAGAAGTACGCGAAGGTCCCCAGAATCTATGTGTCGAGACCGCTGTTGCGCCTCATATCTAGAGACTACTACGAGCACACGTTCCCAAACATTGCCGTAGACGGTCATCCGGCGTCCACGTTGCTGACGGTCAGCGATGTGATGAATGGAGTCATTTTGACTGGCCGCGAAGGACCCCTTGAGATTCGAGCGCTGCGAGGTGATACCTCACCGGGCAAGGTCTACAAGGATGCTGGGCTGACTCGTGAAATGCTCATGCCCCTTAGCGGTGAACTCCGTTCTATGAGCAAGCGCCTTCGAGCAGATTGGTCTGCTCGCATGGGCAACATGATGCGCTGTAGGCGCGTGGTGCGAATGCCCTGGATGGCTGTACCGAAGGATGAGCTTCGAACTGCCGAGAAGGTAGCTGCATGCAAGACTCGGCACGTTTCCGTGCCCAGTTTGGATGCAGTCATTTTCATACGACAGGTTGTTGGATCCTTCGATGCAGCCTACAAGGAGGCAGGTCTCAAGAAAGCCGGATCTGCAGTCGGAATGGACTGCGAGAGCACGCAGTGGCTTACTCTCGTCAAACACCTGACCTACGATCAGACGGAGGACTACGTCATGTGCTTGGACGCGACTGCATGGGATGGTTCGTTGAGTGCTGACCTCATGGATTGTATGCGCAGAATGAACCTGCAATTCTTCCAGGAGGGCGGCTGTTTCGACGGCATGACCTATGAAGATCGCGTGTGCGTGCAGAATTGGCTAGCTGTGGCCTACGAGGAGCTCGTTCACACTATCGAGGTGTGTGGCCACGCGGTGTATGCAAAGAACCAAGGAAACCCGAGTGGCAGTCCGTGCACTACCGGCATGAACACCATCTGCATGAACATTGTTCTGCGGTACGTCGTGGCTCGATTCTGTATTGAGCACGGCGTCTCGTACAGCGAGGACTTCTTTCGGAAGAACATGCGCGTCGCTGTCTACGGCGACGACAACGTGTGCGGCCCTAGTGCACACCTGCGTGGGCTTGGCTTCAGCTTTGAGAGCGTCGACAAGTATGCGTCTGAGCTTGGCATCGTGATGCGCTTGGAGTACGAGGGTTCGGTCGTTGGAATGACCTTCCTGAAGCGCGTCAACACCATTGCGGAGCCTGACCACCACTTGGCGGGCCAGCATGTGCCGCGTATGCCGCGTGAGATCATATCTGACATAATGGCATGGGACAAGGCAACGCGCGAGAACGTCTATACGATCTACAACCGCGTGATCGCGACGCTCGTCTTTGCGTGGTTTCATGAGCGCAGTTGGTTTGAGGAGGTCAGAAAGCGACTGATCGACCGCATGCGCACAGTGCCGGTGGACGGTTTGTCGGGAAAGGTGGAATTTGTTCCCACGCACGACGACTTGGCCGCTTGGTACGACGGTGGCAAGATCACAAAGATCATCGGCGCGGCCGTTCGAAACGCAATCCGCAAGGGTGTGAACGACGTATTGACGGTGAACTGGAAGGAAATTGAGCCTATGGTTGTGGTCGACGACGACTGCTTGTCTACCGCGGATGGCTTTGCACATGCTGCTGTGAATACTACACAATCTTTGGACCCCGTATATAATCGTCCGGTCCTTTGTTCGAAAATGATGAACGTGATGAGTGAAGTAGCCCATGCGTTGGGCGATTCCGTTGGATTGCCTAGTTTGTCACAGCAGCCAGCA